ACTACCACAAGCGGCGGTACGAGAAGCGAACCATATCCTTTTATGATCAATAGAAGCTTGAAGGTACTCATTAGCTTCTCTTAAAAAAGTCACCGAAAACAATTGCTTAAAGCATAAAACGCCCTCTTTAACATTATATTGCTGCTTAGCTTTCAGAAGCATTTTATTATAATCTTCCCCAGATTTATCACTCTGAAAGTCAAAAAACTTGATATGAGTACGGGTACTAACAAATAATTCTGATTCATTAGCACTATCTATGAATTGGTATCCAGCGTTATCAATGATAATCATCACGAGGCTAAAGTTAGTAACTATATAGTGAAGGTATTTTATATGATCTTTTAAGTCCCCTCCCGCTACCGCATAACTATGAACGAGAGTAGAGTGGTTTTTCTTTTCTTCATCCAGCTCTAGTATAGACATGGCAAAATAATCCGAAGAAGGACTATTACTAAAGCTTGGGTCAATAGCTAAAATATATTGCTTATCTCTTTCTCCTTTTATTAAAGAGTGGGGCTTCTCAGTGTCTGGCACCGTGCAATCGTGCATTTTCTTGGCACTAAAATAGCTATCACTACCATCAGTAAATTGAGCGCAATATTCCCTCAAAAAGGAAGAATTAGAAGACCCTCCTGACTTAGCTTCTTCAATAACTGTACTGTCGATCATATCTTTAGGAATAGAATCAAAAGCCATTTGTGATATAAAGTAATTTGAATTAAGTATATCATCTGAATAAATATTATTCATCCAATCCTTGTAAGTTTTAAAAAGGTTTTCAAAACTAAAGCTCGCAGATGAAAGAGCGATCATCTTTGAATTATTTTGAAATTTTATCCTGTCCTTTTCTTCCATTTTTCCGGACTTAATAAGATCATCTTCCATCTCCCTTATTTTTATTCTCTCTGCCATGTCTTGTGGAGCTACCAAGAATGGCATCAACACTGTTTTAATAGTCTCTTCGGGCAAAAGCAAGAACTCGTCAAGCACTAGGATATTTGCACGAAAACCACGAATCTTCTCTCCACTTAAAGGAATAGCGGTAATAGTACCTTCGTTTATTTTCCATTCGAATTGGTCATTACGTTTAGACTTAGCGCCGAAAGCGTGAGCTAACATTTGAGCTTCTTTGGACTCTACTATCTTTTCTAAGTTGTTGAATATAAAACGAGCAGTACGAAAAGTCGGACCTGCAATTAGAATTTTAGTTCTGGGTTCAAAAACACATTGAAGGAAACAGTATACCGCGGCTATAAAACTTTTACCGCAACCACGACCCCAAACACACATACTAAAGTTTCGATTAAAGAAAGCTTTAAGGGTTATTTCTTGGTATAGAGCCAACTTAATTCCTGAAAGAAGTTCTGTAGTGAACCCCAAATTAGAACGCATAAACTTAGCTAAAGTAATTTTAGCTTGTCTATCTGGTAGCTCCCCTTTTAAATTCAAAAATTGTTCATTTAAATTGGGGACAGGTTTGTTGTATTTGTCTGGGCAATGCCACATATTATAATAATTTTAATTCGTAAGCTAATTGCAAATCATGTTTCTCTTTTAAAACATCTGACAGCAACAGCTTTTTTACAATTCTTGTGCATTCGTCTCTCCCATTGACAAATAAAAATTGTATGTGGGAAAACTCTTGTATTAAATCTCTTACATTATGAAATATAAAATCTGGAGTTACTCGTGTATTTTTTTTATAAACGTGCTTCAATCTATTGAACGCTAAACAATCATTAAGATTTCTTTCTACTAATATTACCATATAAGCGTTTTCTTCGGCCGCTCTATTTATTTCGTTTTTAAATCTTTCTAACCCAGAACTAAGAGTTCCTATTAAATCAGGTACAGACTTTCTTTCTATATAGGTATTCTGCGTTTTCTCTTTATCATTAAGGCAATAATCTCCAAATTTTAACCCTCTTACTTCTGTAGGAAAATCTTCTATTTCTAGTGGTTTTTGTTCTCGTGAATCTATATAAATTAAATGATCGTCAGAATACGTCTCTTTATAATCTTTTTTTGTAGGGATATGTTTGAACTTGTTTTTATAACCTATTTTTTTACAAAGCTTGTAATAACTATCAAAAAGTAATTCATAGTACTGAATTGGAGGCATTGGGAGTGTTCGTAATTCTACTTGAGTAGGAGCATAAACTAACCCTTTTTCCTCTTTTCTTTTTTGTAAAAGTGCTGTGCAATATTCTTGAGCATCTTTGTTAGGTATGCTTTTAAGCCAACTTTTTAGATTCCGTTTGTTATTAAAGTCCGAAGAAAAGTACTGATCTTTATTTTTATACTTTATAAGTTCTCCAGTATGCAAATCGTGACGAGGATAATTTTGATGATAGTATTCTTCTATACTAAGCTTATGGGCCTTTATATGTAAATGAAGGCTTTTATCTTTTTCAAATTCTTTGTCACAAATTTTACAACTAACCATTTAAAACTTCTTCTTCGCTTATTCCTAAGATGCGAGACTTTATGTCTTCCATAGAACTGAGTCTTTCTATTTCAGTTGAAAGATTCTGTTTTCGCAGTTCTGCTATCTTAATCATTTTATTCCTTGACTCTTCATCTTTCCAAAGTTCTACAAGGTTTAATATAGAAGCAGATTCTTGCATTATCTTACTCATCCTCTGACTTCTTTTCTCTTTAAGCTCGTTGAGTAATTTGGTTTGTCGATTTACACATTGATTGTATTCAGTCTGGGCTGTATTAATAGCCTCGACCAAACTCATAGCCATCCGTCTTCCTTCAGTATCTTCTGCGTTTTGATCAAGAAGCTGCTGGAGTCTTTCGACACGCCTTTGTATATTAGAAGCAATAACAACTTCCGCCGATAAAACTATATATTGATCTACTTCTTCTTGAGTTAGATCCGGCTTGTCCCAAGTATACCGAACGAAACTACTCTCAAATAACTCTCTATCTGTTTCCGCTGCGTAAGTGCTTATTTGATGAAGGAATCGGTAAGTGTGCATGTACCCTATGAGAGTAGATAGATTCTTTTTATTTTTAGCGGATATCTTATCTTTATCTATTCCATGATGAACGTATTTATTTACCCTTACTAAGGCACGGCTTTCTGACTTAGGAGGTTGGTACCCCCCTTCTACTGGTACTTCACTACTGTCAGAAAACTTTACTTGATTTGGGATGGAATTTGTAAACTCAACTACTATTTTATACTCTGTATGTAAGGGGGATATTTTAGGATCATCAAATACCATCCTCGCCATTTCTATTGGTTTCATGGCGCTACAGTTATTACTAATAAATTCTTTTTGGTCTTCAGTTAGCTCTGGTTTTTCTTTTGCGTAATATTTACCTCCGACCTTGGCCTGTAAACTTTTTTCAGCTAAGAACTTCTTAATGGCTATCCCGTAACGAGATCGGCCAGTCTTTGCGTCCTCTGGAATATCGGCGAAAACTAATTCTATTAACTCTTTAATAAAAGGGGGATCATCAGGTCTTTGATTCCACTCGTTAAGAATAGCTAGTTTTTGGTCTTCGTTTAAAGCTACGGCTTTTGAGCTCATAAAATTTCTATCTCTCCATCCTTTAACATTTTTTTAACTTTTTGTATTATAGACTTTTTAACATTCTTAATTTGCTTGTAGCCCGGGACGCGATTCTTTTCGTTAGTTTTATATCCCATCAAAGTAGCCGCTTCTTCTTCCGACATATTATCTATATATAGAGCTTGGTAGATTTTCCATTCAGCATTTTTTAGGTTAGACTTCATTTTCTCGTTAACTTTATTCATGAGAGACATTATGTCTACACCGGTATACTCCGCCGTATTTATTTCATGAGTATGATCATTGATAGAAACGGGTAACTTAGCATCATAAGCTTGTTTTTTAGTTCGTACCCAGTTAGCGTAAAGAGGACAAGCTTCGCATTGTTTTCCATATATGTAACATAAGCTCCCAGCTTCAGCTGCAGCGCACTTCAAGCAAGGTCTGCAGTAATTTCCATAATTATTCCTAATCAGATTTTTTATCTGATTAGAGATTATCCGGTTGATCCAAGGATTAAGGGGTTTTTTAGTATCATAAAGATGCCATTTTTTAAAAATATGTATCCTAAGAATTTGAGAAACATCGTCGAAGTCCATCCATGATAAAGCTGTAAGGCTCCACTTAGATTTCCTTTTTCTTATTTCCGCATCTATTTGTTCGATAAAATCTTCAAATTTAGGCTTCTTTTTTTTAGGCATTTGGCTTACGGGATGTCCCAGCATCCCTTTTAAAATCCTCCGTAATTGAATCCGGAGAATAAGTAGGATCAGCATCACGCTGATATCCATCCGCCGATTCAGGGCCTCCCGTGCCTAAAAGTTCCTCCAGAGTACTACGTTTGTTAGGGCGATTGCCTTCTAAATCAAATGCTAAACTATCCATGTCTGGCTCCACAAACCGCTCCTCCTCCTCTTCCTCCACTTGAATTATAGGCACTTTCTTAACAGTTTTAGCTGCTTTAAATACTTTTTTAGGCGCCTGTTTATTTAACGACGAAAAAGATTCACCGCATGAAGCACAAAACTTAGGCTTATTTAAAGAGTATTCGGTTCCAGAACCGCAAGTTAAACAATAAGCTTTCATGAATAATGTTACACTATATATATTAATAGAAATTAAGCATTTTTCAAAAAAAGTGTATAGACTATATGGATATGGAAAACGTCAAGTTCAAAAACTCGGATGGAATCGAATACGAATTGATATGGAAAAAACCTCACCACACTTACAATGCTGATGGTTTGTGTTATTCTCCAGAAGCGGATAACCCCAAAATCCTAGTAGATCCCAAACTTAAAAAAAG